CTTGATGTGATCGTCCGGTGACGTGGTGCCACCAAACTCGATGGTGAGCAACCTGTCGGTCGTGTCCGAGTTGTAGGCGTAGAGCCACACCTCGTCATAGGTGCCGTTCGTGGTCGAGACGGTGGCCGTGTGAATCGCTGTCCCTGGCGTCGCCGTCGCAGCGACCTTGATTTCCGGCCGCTCGTCGAGGACGACAGCTTCCGCTTCGCTACCTGAGCCATGGAAGGCCCCCTTCTAAGGTCAGGAGAACACCTGGTTCTCGAGGACGTTCTGAGGCAACAAGTCCGCCGTCACACGACGGTCGTACGAGGTTGCCGAATCGAGGATCGTGTCCGTCACCGCTGTCGCAGCAGCCGGAAGCTCGAACTCCCACAGTAGCGCGTACGCCGACCACACGGCGGACGCGGCCGGGGTCGTCGGTGAACCGGCAGGGATGCCACGAATGCACGTAATGTTCGCCTGCGCACGGGACGCCGTCCCCGCATACGCCGCATCATCGATCCACAGATACACCCCGTAACGCGCCGGGTTCGTCGCATCGGCCGCAGGCACCGATACCGGGCCGACCGTCGCCGCATCGATACGCACCAGATACGCGCCCTGCCCAGCGACCGTGCCACGCAACAGGTACAAGTCGCGTTGCGTGGTCCCCGAACCGACAAGCACGTTCATGTCGGCGCCGGTGTTCTGGCGCACACGGAACCCGTTCGGGTTCGGGGTCATGTCCAACGCATTCGGCAACAGACCCTGACGCAACATGGCGACCGCCAGCAGCCGCAGTTCCTCTTGATCGACGTCCGTGACCGCCATACCAGAGTTGTCGGTGCGGTTCGCGATCGCGAAGCACTTCAGCGAGTTCACAGCAGCCATACAGGGCTCTCCTTCACAGGTAGGCGGACTGCCACGAAATCCCGCACGTCAACGTGCCGGATCCGGACAGCTGGTCAAGTCGAACACCGACTCGCCAGGCGGGAACGCCATCGGGGTACGGGGCGCCACCCACGCCGAGTACTCGGCGGTGCCGTTGATCGTCACCGGCACGACGGTCGTCGACGTGGACGACGCCGGTCGCAGATCGACGATCATCACATCACCCGGAGCGACCGTGGTCGAGAACGTGAGCACAGCCCCGGTGGTCAGGTTCGTCAGTGTCCACTGGTTGACGGCGCTGTTCGCTGCGGTGAACGTGAGCACCGGGTACGTCTCCACGTCGCCAGCGTTCGACACGGTGACCAGACCGGACCCGGCGGTACCGACGAAATCGAACCCGGCGTCGGCGCCAGAATCGACCGACAGATCGGTGCCGGCGTTCGTGCCGGACGACGCTGTGAGGTCCCATGCGGTGGCGGCCGCGACATACACCGGGGCCGTCCCGGTCGAGGGAGTGTAGGCGTAGCAGCGGGGATCGGGGAACTCGAGTTCGAAGGCGAGGCTTGTGAGCCCGAGTGCTGTGGTGATGGTGCGCGGACGCGACCGGCGCGATACCCGGCCGTAGGCGACCAGCTCTTCACGTTCGGGGAACTTCCAGCGGACCGGGTACAGGGTCGCTGGGGCCGACAGCGGCGGCGGTGTCAGGGTCGCCTCCAGCAGTGTGATCGCGACCGGGTCGACTGATTCGACCGCCACCTGTGCGACACGGGCAGCGACGAACGCCGAACCGCCCAGCGCACCCCACCCGGATGGGATCGTCACATCGGTGTTCCGCGACGTCCATTCTTCGAGGCCACCCCAGTTGGTGACATCCCACACGGTGCCGTCACCGATGACGGTGCCGTTGTAGTCGAGCTGGTAGTCGTCGGCCATCAGGCGGCCCTCAGCGCCCAGCCGAGTTCACGGGCGGCGCGGCGGGCCAACTCGGATTCGTTGGTGATGCCGTAGAACTGTTGGACATCCCGGTCCCGCCGTTGAGTTTGCGTTGCACGTCGGCCTCTTGGGCGGCGGTGCGCACCGTTTCCCCTGCGCGTGCGAGCACCGGCACCTCTTGGCCGGTCAGACCGGGGACACGTCCGCCTGTGTGCAGCTTGGGCAGGTCGGGCATGTCGAACCCCTTGCCGCCGACGACTGGCACCCAGTCTGGGATGTGGATCGACACCTTGCCGATGGTGCTGTTCCAGGTGCTGGCGACAGCGTTCCACACCGCTTTGAAGGCGGAGATGATGCCGTTGATGGTCGCCTTGATCGCATCCACGATCGGGGAGATGATCCGCTCCACGGCATTCCAGGCGGTTTCGGTTGCCGACGTCAGCCCGTCCCACAGTGCCGACGCTGCGGACGCGACCGCACGGATCGGGACCATGGCCATGTTCACGGATGTGGTCACCTTGTCAGCGATCCAATCCCACACCTCGCCGGCGACCTTCTTCACGGTGTCGAAGTGTTCGACGAGCCACACGATCCCGGCGACCAGCGCGGCGATGGCGACACCGACAGCGATGATCGGCCATGTCGCGGCCAGGGTGGCGGCCGCGGCCGTCGCTGCGGAGATCGCCCACGACACGAACGCCGCGACGAGCAAGGTTGAGATGGCAGCGGCGACACCGATCAAGATCGGCTTGTGTTCGATCAGCCAGCCGACCCCGCTCTGGATCGCACCGAACAGCCAGGTGACGACCGAGGCCGTCGCCCGGAATACAGGCATGAGCCGTTCGACCACCGACTTGATCGTGGCGATCGCTGCGGGCATGTGCTCACCCATCCAGGAGACCACCTTGGCGACGATTGGCAGCAGGTGCTCACCGAGCTGTACCTGCATCCCCTTCCAAGCGGCCGACAGGCGACGCTGGGCCGCAGCGTTCTTCTGTTGGGCGTCCACCGAGTCCTGGCCGAGGACCAGCCCGAACCGTTCCGCCTCGTCGCCGAGCTTGCGGAGCCCGTCGCCGCCCTCGTTCAACACGTCAAGCAGCTGGTCGCCCTGCTTGCCGAACAGAGCGAACGCGAGCGCAGCCTTGTCCACCCCGTCAGGCATCGACCGGAACACATCCGACGTGTTCGCCAAAATCTGCGACAACGGCAACGCCTTCCCGGCAGCATCGCGGGTAGCAATCCCGTAGCGGGCGAATGCTTCCTTTCCGGCACCGATGGCCTTGACGAACGCCTTCATCGCAGTGTTCTGCTCTTCGGCGGACACACCCCACGAATCGAACGCATACTTCATGCGCGACATCGCCTCGGCGGATTCACCGGTCACGTCCTGCAGATCATCGATCGCAGCAGCGGTGCTGCTAAAGGCCTTCACCGACGACACGCCGAACGCGATCGTAGCGGCGCCGGCCCCCACGAACGTGGCGGCGGCGATCTTGCCGAGCTTGTCGAGGCCGGTGCCGAGCCGACCGGCCCCGCTTTCGGTCTCGCGGAACGCCTTGAGCGCCCCACCGGGGTCGCCGAGGATTCGGATCAGCAGGTCACGTGACGCCACAGGTCACCCCCTCGGTTGCGGCGGATGAGTCTCCACCCACTTGTTGCGATAGGTCACAGCTGCGGTGATGTCGCAGATCGTCATCTGGCGCACCTCTGCGAACGTCCACCCGTAGAACCGGGCGAGTTCGCAAATCAGCTCGGAACGCTGCTCGGCAAGGTGACGCGCCCGGCGTGAATCGGCGACGCTTTTGGGGCCGACTCGACAGCCTCCACGGCACCGGTGACCAGTTCGACCGCCTCCGCGTACGTCATCGACGCCAGGTCGGCCAACGTGACAGCAGGATCGGTGCGGCGGCGCAACGTGAGCGCCAGCAGACGGATCACCTTCGCCGTCGGCGGCTTGCCGTCGCCGACCAGTTCGGGCAACGACTGCCCGGTCGCATCTTCGATGGATTCCACCTCTCCGAGGGTGAGCATGTCCATGAAGGTTGTCATCTGCGGCGTCTCCTAGCTGCTGGTGGCCGACATCAACATGTCGACCATGCTGTTCATGCGGGCGGTGCGCTCGGGGAACGCAAGAGCGGTCACCCGGCCCACCGCCTCGGCGTACATCGAGAGCATCTCCTGCTCGCGCTCGCGAATCGCCGGGTACAGGAAGTAGCCGGCGTTCTCGTCCGAACCGCGCCACGGTTCGAACTGTTGCGTTGTCGGGCGGCGTTGACCGCCGAACTCGGCACCGAGGACGTACGGCTTATCGGACGCCTTCAGCCGCACCGTGGCCGAATCTGACCGTGACGTGGCCTTGATCGCATCGGCCGCCTTCGCAGCGACACCGCCAAGCAGCGTCGCTTTCTGCGAAGCCGCCGTCACAATCAGCTCGCTGATCTTGCGAAACTCCTGCCCAAGTTCCTTGGGCAGGTTCCGGTCAATGTCCTTGAGGTCACGACGGAACTGGGCAAGCCCTTCAACCTCAACGGCCGGGCCCGGCATCAGGGCGTAGAATCGGTCGTGACGTACGAGGCGGTCAACTCGGACCGCCCGGTGATCGTCATCTTCTGCGATGGCAGACCGGGCCCGTCGGTGCCGGGGGTTTCGCCGTCGAAACGGCCGGAGGCGAGCGTGAACGTCAACGACGGGTAGGTCGATGCGCCGATCAGCACCTTGCCGGTGAAGGCAAGCACCACCTCGGCCAGCGTGTCCGCCGCAGCCGTGGCCGCGTACCGGTTGTAGGCGGTGACGACACTGTCGAACTCGCCCTGCAGGTCGATGGTGACCGTCCGAAACCCAGACTCGGCAGGCTCCTTGTGCAGCGTGTTCCCGCGTGCGAACCGGCGGTCGGTTTCGTAACCGAGGTCCACCTTGATGCTGCCCGAATCGATCAGGTCACACACGACCCCGCCGAGCGTGATCGTGCCACCAGCGAACGACAGCATCTCGGGCGACGCCGGATACGACGCGACAGCCTTCGCGACGTTCAGCTGCTCGTCGTAGGCGTCGATCATCAGGTCGATCGTCAGCAGCTTGCCCTTCGCGAAGTTGACCTGCCAACCCGTCACCTTGCACCCGACGTAGGTCTTCACCATCTCGAACCCGCCCGCCGGGACCACGGTGCCCTGCAGCGAGAACGACACGCCCAACATGCCGGGCAGGGTCGTCGGGAACGCCGCCGCGTGCGTGTACGCCGAGTCAGTCGGGCCGCTGGTGGTGACCGGGCCGATCAGATGCTTGAGCCAGAACCCGAACCCCTTCGACCCGATCTCGAGCGACAGGCCGCCGGCTGCGCCTTGGCGGTCAACAACGAATCGGGTGGGCGACTGGATGCGACGGTTGGAGCCGACGCCTTCGGAATCGATCCGGCCCGACTTCAATTGCATCGACTCCTTGAGGAATGTGTCGAACCGGGACACGGTCGCATAGGTGCCGTAGGTGGAGCCGACGATCGTGCCGTGCACGGTGAGCGACCCGAGCGACCCGGTGGACAAGAACGTGAGCGACGTCGCCGAAGGGACGGTCGCCACGATCCACGTGCCGTTCCACGCCGACGCTGTGTAGCCGGACAGGACGATCACGTTGCCCGCCTGCAGGCCGTGGGCCGACCCGAAGCCGAGCGTGTTCACGTACGGGTGCCCACCGGGCGACGCCGCCGCGGAGGTGCCGGACGTGGAGACGGGGATCGTGGTTGTCTCGTTGGCCCAGCCAACTTGAGCGAACAGACCGGACATCAGGACTCCTTGGCAGACTTGGGGGGCTTCACGGCTTCCCAGCACTCCTGCTCGCACAGTGCGGCAGCGAGGTCGTCGGGCAGGTCGACGGTGTCACCCCTGGGGACGGTGACCGGGGCGGTGGCGCCGGGTTCGAGCGTGACAGCGTCGAATGGGCCGAGGTAGCGGACGAGCATGAGGGTGTCTCCTAGATGCGGGCGAAGTAGGACAGGTCGACGGCGAGTACGCAACCCTGGCGTTGTCGCCGACCGCCTTGTGGATCGCGGTCGGTTGGGTCGAAATCCACTGCACCCCAGGCACGTCGGTGGCGAGATCGCCGATCGTGTTACGCAGGTCCAGGTCGATCAGCCCGAGCAGCCGGTAGGCGGTGTCGTTCACTTCGACCTGTGTCTGGCCGGGGCCGAGCACGTAGATGACCGTCTTGATCGTGGCCGTCTCGTCCCGGTTCCGGGCGCCAAGGCCCTTCCAGTCGCCGTCGAAGACGACATCACCGAGAATGATGCACGTAGAACGAAGGTTCGCTTCGGTCGGTGGGCCGTCCACCACCTGCTCCGGGTCCAACCCGACGACCGACGGCAGGTGCTCGACAAGCCAGGCGGTCACCTCGGCCGCCCTGGTGACACGCTGGGTACTCATGCGACCCCCGGCACCCTCACACGGCGCGCCCAGTCCACGATGACCGCATCAACATCAGGGATGCCAGTCGGTCGGTCAGCGGACGCAGTTGCCAGGTTGACGTTGCCAAACTCGTTCGTGATCGATGTCGCACGTGACGGGATGCCGGATTGGCCGTCGGTCGAAATCAGCCGCCACCGTGCCGCCTGCAAAGCGACATCACGCAGGTCGCCGGGGCAGGCGTCGGCATATCCGGCCGTGTATCGGATGTCGCTGGTGAACCCGGCCGGGCGCCAACGTCTACCGGTATCTGCCCACCAGATCGCCCCGACATCGTCAAGAGCGACGGCGCCCAAGTCGACCGCGACATCATCGACGGTGACCGACAACAGTGCACGCGTGTACGGCTTGGACAGCAGACCGTGAACCCTGGTGCGGATGTCGCGGTGGTAGCGATGCACGAACGACGTGCCGCACTGCCGGTCGATGATCTCTTCGATCCACTCACGCGCCGCACGTAGCCGGTCGGTCGGGTAGGTCGACATCGACGACAGGTCCTTCATCGCTCTCAGGTCAGCGAGATCGAAGTAGAACCCGCCGACGACATCGACGTACGTGGTCTGCACCGCGGCACTAGCGGTCCACGTCACTGCGAGCCGGTCAAGGTTCGCGGTGGCCGTAGTGTTGAGCGCGAACGTGTACGTCCCGCTGTCGTTGGTCGCCGACCCGGTTTGCAGCACCGTCCCGACGTCTGACGCGACCGACACCGTGACAGCGCCCTTGTCGACCGGGACCTCGCCGCCGTCGTAGAAGACAGCGATGAGCGTGTCAGTGCTGCCCTTCTTGACTCGACGGTCGACGATGGACACGGTCAGCCCTTCTTCTTGGGCTTCGCGGCAGGCTTGGACTTCAGGCCCTCGGCGAGATCGTCGAAGTCGCCGGCCGCTTCGGCGATCGAGTTGTCGACCTCGACCTCGGCTGCCGCGGGCGGCACATCGACCTCGACCTCGGCCGGGGTGGCCGGGGCTTCGGTGAAGCCGGTGAAGTCGGCCGGCAACTGGCCGCCCACGCCTGCCACGAGGGACGCTGCGTCCTCGTGACCGTGTGGGACGTACCGGCCGTCGGTGGTGCGGTAGACCCGCTCTGTGGCGATGGCCATGTGTGGTTCTCCCTTGTGGCGAGATCGGGGTCGAAAGTGTGTCGTGGCTGGCCGCCTGTCAGGGGCACGGCGGCCAGCCACAACCTGGTTGCGTGGGCTCAGATGCCCGTGACGGTGCAGAACGCCGCGGCGCGGCTCCACACGAAGGCACAGCGGATGCCGGCGCGGATGGCCTGCTTGCCCGACGTGAAATACGTGTCGTGGCTGTTGGTGCGCTCCACGAGCACGTCGCGGCGGAGGCGGAAGCGGCTGAAGTTGGCGAAGTCGCCGACCACGGCCGTGTTCTCCGTCTGGTTGTCCGACTGCACGACGCGGAGGCCCCAGATGCGGTCCGGGCCCGGATC